ATTATAATTACAGTCCATTTTAATATGTTTAACATCTTTTTCATTTTGTGTATTTTAAATCTATAACTAATGCTAACAACACCTATAATTCATTTCGTTCCTCAACGCTTCATAGCCAAACCGTTAGGCGTAATTCAAAATTTATAGTCTTTATACTTATTTATAAAAGATTTTATATTGCCACAAGTAAAGTGATTTATAACATAAACTCTTCCTTGACTAGTAACCTTTACCTCTCTCTTACAGTTTTCATCACCGCAGTTACATTTATAAGAACTACGCCTAACAAAGTATATAGCAAATAGCTCTTTTATGTATTTAATAAGTCTTTTCATTATTCAAAATTTCGTTTTATTTAATTAATTCGGTGTTGGCTACTTGCCATATACAACAACGTTATAAACAATTAAAAAAGACATACAACAATAAATATAAGTAATAAGGTCGTTATGCTCCAAGCAATCTAATTGGCTCTTATTTATACGTTTGCAACCGTGTCCAAAGCCTGTATGAACCTTACTACTCGTATACTTAACCGTTAGCAAACATTAGTATAATGATATTGCCATACATATTAATCCAAGTAATCCACCAAAAGCCATTCCTATAAGAAAGTTTGTTGAGTTAAAACGTTTACTAACACTAAATATACCCAATATGTCATTTAGTGCTTCCTCTTGGGTTATCTCGTTATTTTTAGCTAATCTTATTATTAGCTTTATTCTGTGTTTATCCATACTGTATAGATTCTTTACATTACATCCTTTCCTGTCTTCCATATTTACTCCACTGGTACACTCCATCCTTCTCATGATAGGCTACTTCCTCGTCGTACATTTCTCTGGATATCAATCCTTTATGGTACTTTACTGTTACCGCCATTATACGGAAAGGAGTATATACTATACCGTCCTTCTGCCAACATTTGACATCCTCCAACCATACCATACCTTTTTTCTTATATCTACTCATTAACACTCTTCCATTATTCTGATGTTTTTATTAATGATTACTGCATTCTAGGTGATAGTTTAAAGTTAGTATTCTATCATCGTATCGTATCTCTCTATTAAGGTAAGGGTATTGTTTTTGTATCCATCCATGACATACAAAGCATTGACGTCTCCTTCTTGCACGTTTAACCGATTCTTTCTTAATATTACCGTATCCGGTTAAGTATCTTACTTTTTTCATCCTATAATGGTTAATGCAGTTCGTCAAAAATGCGCGATGCACCTTCGGTAGAGATGAAACGCCCCCTCCTACCTTTTGTAGATTCTCAACTCCATCTGCTCTATATTAATCTTAGCAGTATAAATCTTTGGATCGTACTTCTCTTTAAGCTTTCCTATCATCCACTTATTCTTACTATAGTTCTCCATGGACTTTATAGTCCTAAATTTTCTTTCTATTAGCATACCTAAATATAAGAAATATAGATACGCTAGTCAACTATTTCTTTAAGTTCTTTTAAAGTATTTTGACAGATTATTAGTTACTTTTCTAACAGATTAAACTTATCATACTGTTGGTTTTCCGAACATTACTTTTCTATATTTTTTTCCTCCTAAAACACGATCATATGAACCATCGTCATACATTTCTATTTCTTTACCCTTAAGGGCCTTACGTATTGTGTCTTCGTCTGTAACTTGTGTTACATTTGCCTTAGATAAGATATCAGCCATTTTACCTGATGCTTCAATATAGGTTCCGGAATTACTTAATTTACTTATTGTACGACCTATTGAACCTCTTTTACCTTGGCTTGAACCATCATGTCCTAAACCAACATACTTAGTTCCACCTGATCTTTTTTTAGTTACTGTAACAGCATCTATTTCTGGGTCATCATCTAAGTCGATAACTTCATAATCTGAACCTGCTAAATCACTTACTGATTTATAGTTAGGGTGACCGCCAATTGGTCCGTAAGCATTTTGAATTAAGTCTAAGATGTTACCTTCTACATCTTTAAGTTCTGATGATGATATAGGTTTCCATTTATTTTTTGGTATATCTATCTCATTTAGAAGGTCTATTAATTTAATCATAAGTAAGTATGTTTACTATACATAGTGGTAAAAACATCAAGTGGCGTCCTATGTCCCATACCCTCAATTTCATCATATTCAGCTTTATTACCAAAAATAGACCATAACTTCTTAGTTAACTCAGGATTAATAACATTATCTTCAGTACCTAAAATAATGGTACGTTTATAAGTATTATTATAATATTCATAATCTGGGTCTATTTCTCTGCTATGTAAAGCAGGATTAAATAATAAAACATCAACTCCTAATCTTGAACCAATAACATCCGCAACATAACCACCCATACTAGAGCCAATAATTAAATCAGGAATACCTAATGTAAGTATAAACTCATGTAAGTTTAAAGTTTCATAATTCATTCCGGGTGCATAAACCATCCCTTTTGTTGATAAGAAATTCACTTTATAACCTCCCTGTTCGCTTTCTAAACCGTGTAGATATACTATTTTTTTCATAACCTATTGTTTTAATTATACCTAAATATACGAATAATAACTATGTCAATCAACTTTACCTCTCTAGTATTTTTATAACTTTTGGAAGAATATCTAGTTTAGCTGATCGGTACGGTGTCATTGTCTTTCCTAGCTTAGGTCGTATTAGCTCAGCCATTTCACTTTTAGCATAGTTAAGTGTATCTCTTATGTTCTTCTCTCTGTCATTCTCTAACCCCTTCTCATACGATTCTATAAGTAGTTCTAAATCTTGTATAATCATTAAAGTCTCTATACCTTCTGAGGTTTTAAGCTTCTCTGATATTCTTAGGATTTCTTTAATTAGACCTATTCGTGTCATAATTCTGTTTGACTATTCTTACTATTGCTTCCGGAAATAGCTCCTTCCCATTTGTAGGCTATACTTTGATTAACTAACGGTAGATGGTATTCTATAATCTCGTTTTGGTAGTTACGGTCTGTATAAACTTCTTCACTTTCTTTTTCAATTATTATTCCCATCTTTTCTTTTTTTTAACATTATAGAAATCGTAGCAGACCTACCTACTGTGTACTGTGTGTAGCCCGGTAGGAACGTAGTTGCTGTTCTAATGTCTTTTCGTAAACATCTACATGTTCTTTTGTCGATTTCTTCTCCTGTGCCTGTCCTACTTGCAGTAGCCATGTCTTTACATCTGCTCTTAATGTTCTACTTGTGAAGACTTCCTTAGCTATCGCTAATGGCTTACACCTTTCCGAGACTGGTTTTAAAAATTCTACCTGTGTTCTAAGATTTAGTGCGTTTTGCTGTTGTTTTGTAAGTGACCGGAGTCCGCACCACCTACTTTGAACTCTTCTTACTTTCTTCGAGTCTCTTTCTAAGATCTCTTGAGGGATTTCTTCCTTTATAAAAGGACTGCGTTTCTTGTATGGCATAACTAATTAATTTTGTTTAATAATACCTAAATATACGAAAGATATTATAGTTTAGCAACTTAAGTATTGGTAAAATTTCTGATTACTAAAAGACCATTTTGGCTTGTTTCCTTTCTGGTAAGTTAGTGTAGCATCTATTGTACGTATTGTTGCTAATACGTTACTCTTAGTCTGTACAACATACTTTCCTGATTTCTCCGGTAATTCTTTACTCCATTTCATGACCAATCCCAATCGTTGTAAACTAACCTAAACTGATTCTGCCCTTTAAGGTATATTTCTCCGTAATCGTCTATATACCATTTAAAATCTTCATTTACTATATCAGGAGCTCCAAAGTGTGATGTAAATACGCTTCCGGAAGGGTACTTTTCTCTTAATATCTTCTCTATAACATTCCTGTAAGGAGTGAGTTGTTTAGCCATATACTGTTACTGTTATTATAAGTTTTCTTTAATCCAATCTTTTAAAGTTGTTTTGTAATTAGAATATATTTCAAAATCACTATTAAGTTTGTTAAATAATATAGTAACCTCTTCTCTACTATACATCTTCTCATTTGAAGGTTTAACTAATGTAGTTTTACATTTATTACAATACACTTTAGTTCCTACCCAATGTAATCGTTTAAATGGATGTTCACATGTTTCAACTGAAGTAATAGTAACTTCATTGTTTTGGTTTAGTTTAATAGTATACCAAGTTTCACAACCATTAACATCACAAAGTTTCATATCAGTTAAACAAGGTGTCACTCCTTCTATAGTACATTTATGATTAACTTCATACTCAACTTCCCACTCTCCATCTGGATTAGAAACATATTCTTTTATGAATGATTGTTGTACTTGTGGTACAGATGTGCATTTATGTTTAACTAACTGTCCATCATAATGATGTCCAGCTTCATTACGTATATCTAATTTACATTTATTACAATTAGTAAGCTTAGGGTCAGTAGTTGCTATGATTTTTCTATCATTCCAATGTACTTCATCTATGTCTTCAACTAAATAAGGTTCAGCATCTTTAAAAGGTTTACGTTCAGTAGCACACTCTAAATACATAGCCCAATCACCTACTTGAATAGGCTCTACATCTTGTGATACTGTGATGTATGCGTATTGAGGTTTACAGCAATTAGATTTTTGAGCATCTTTTTCTAGAACAATTAAATCCATATCCCAATTATATACAATCTGTCCTTTTTTACCGTAACCTTCTGTTGGTAGCATTACTACCTGTATTGGTTGTTTCATAGTTATAAGTTTTCTTTACTTATTAAAATCTCTACAATCAACACACATTTCGCTACATTTTGCACCCTCACCATAAGTATCTGCATCGTGGCAAATAAACGATTTGCTAACACTACCTATACGTAATTGCTTTATTTCTGCTTCTAAAGAATCTATGTATAACTCTTGGTCTGCTATCAATTGTATTTTTGTAGCCTTATTAATATAATCTTTTCTATCAGGTCTTTTCATCAAAGATTGTCTTACTCCTCAAGGTCTATGGCGACCCAGAAAATTGCCATAAAGATCGCTATACATGTAAATATCGAGCTTGTCGCTCTAGCTGTTTCTGACCATAATAAAGGATTAATTTCCAGGGTTATGAATGCCGAAGTAGCGTATATTGCTACTATTGCTAATAATGCTATTAAGAATGTCTTCATAAGCTTCCTTTTAATTTACTTATCTGAATTTGAGTATCTAGAATACCTTCCTCTTGGTCAATTATGCTCATTTCCAACATTCCTAATGCGTAGGCTTGTATCATATAACTCTGCATTTCAGGTTCGAGATTTCTAAATCCTAATTCTTCTAGGTTTTGTGTAGCTATTTGGGTTCTCTCTTCGTCTGTAATTGTCATGGTCTTCTATCTATTAACGTATTAGAATTGAATCTGTAACCTTTGCACAATCTTTTAACAGTATCTTATAAGAAGTGACACTGTCTGTTAATAGTATATTGTTACCTGCTTTAATAGTTCCATTCTCTAACAACACTAGATTCGGATTATCAGAATAAAATATGAAATTTAATGTATCGACTGTGGCATCGAAACGAGTCGCCTCTACGGAGTAATTACATTTTCTAACTTCTCCACATCCTACTCCTACGAAGGATAATACTAATACTAATAATACTTTTTTCATTTTGTTAATTTATTTAAATAGTTTTTAATTGTTTCTAAATATACGAAATATATTTTAAATATCAAAGTGCTAAGTGTTAAAGTCTTATATTAATCAATATCTAATATTCCGGTTACTTCTGCTAATGGTACAACTACCACCACATCCTTTAATTCCATTCTGCTAAAAATAATGCGTACATTAGTCCTACTATTATTATGACATCCCCAAGTACGCAGCTGATTACATATGCTCCCATTAGTAGCTTCCTCCATGGTGGAGATTGTTCATAATACTCTACAGGATTTTCTACTTGAGGCCCTAAGCCTATGAAGTTTATGAATCCCATAAGTGCGAAAAATATTGCTAGTCTTATCATAATCTCTTAAATCTCTTACCTACCCTAATTAGTCCGTTAAGTTTCCATTCACTATCTAAGTCTTGGTCCCATATCACCATATCTTCTCTAGTATCGTAACTCCACAATCCTCCTATGAAGAAATTAGACTTACCTATAAAAATATCTCCTCCTATTTGAAACCCTACTAAAGGATATGATCCGTAAAGTTCTCTCTTAATAATACCCAGCTTTATTCCTGTATAGGCTCTTGCTGTCCTACTTCTGTTATGAATATTAAATCCCAAAGGTGTTGCACTTAGTTCAAAGTAAGTCTTCCCATTTAAGTCCGGAAATACAAACACCTGTGCATTAAAGTACATCTGAGTCATCTGGTATTCTATACCTCCTCCTACGTTAATCCCATCTTTAGCGGTAGCTACAGGATCTGAGAGTATAAAGTATTGAAATCCTATATCCTGTGTGTAGGCTAGTAGGGGTATTAGCAGTATTGCTGTAAATATTACAACTCTATTTCTCATGGTCCGTCTTTTTCTCGATTTCATCTACCCTGTCTTCGAGAGAATCTATCTGGTCCTCAAGGGAACTGATAGCATCAGATGTCTTATCGAAGAATTTTTGGGACAGTTCTATAAATGTCTTTTGGGTCTTAACTAAAGCAGTCGACCTTTCTAACTCTCTCACTCTATTCCTAAGCATAGACACGTCGATCAGTAACCCTACGCAGAATAAAGCTAATATACTAATTAGTCCTATCATTATTTCTTAGATGTGTTAGAGTTTCTAAATAATATTCCACAAAGCAGGTTAAGTCCTAATGCTTGCCAGAATGAGATTGGATGTGTTCCGTCTACTGCAGATAGTAAACATCCGTTCCACAGCAGTTGTAATAGCCATGCTAGTAGTATGGCTATTGCCACCACTACTACCACTACTGCTATAATTGTACCTAATCTTTCCATATTAGTAAAATATAAATTTTTGATTTGTTTTAACGTTCGTAAACGACCTAGTTATACTTCTTCCTCTTGGCTTTCTTTCTAACTGTTGGTAGGTTATTCCTTTTATTTCAATATGCATTCCTTCCATCACTGTTGGGGTAATCTTTGCATTTACTTTCCGGGATGAGATAAAGTAGCATTCATTGTTATTGTTCATATAATCTAAGTAGGTTAAGTTTAATTAAAAGCTCTTTCAGAGCCCATTACTATTGTACTAAGTCAGAAGCTAGTCTGAATAGTTTTTTATTTACTTCAAGGTCTTTTTCAAAAGAAGTAATCTTGCGAACTTTTCTAACTTTAGCACCTTTTAGTGCTGCATGGAAGTCTCCTTGAGTGATTTTTTCTTGAATAATATTAAAGACTGCCCAAAGGTCATCTCCTTCATCGGCTTTTCTTTTAGGCTCTAGTATATCTTCAATTGTTTCTTCATCATACTCGTACTTTGATTTATCCTCTTCTTTAACTCCTGCTCTAATTAGTAAAGCATCTAGTGCAAGTTGATTCTTTTCTTCTTGAGTAAGTACCTTTTTCTTCATTTGATTCATCACCTCTACTCTCTTTGGAAGATCCTTTACTGCCTGGTCAACGACTTCTCTAAGTTCTGTAAAAGTATACCCTTTGTGTGCGATACGAAAGTCTGAGAATTTTTCATCAGCAACTACTAGTCCGTTTGAGCATACTAACCTAAATATTCCTACTGAGAATCTGAATGATTGTAATCCGTCATGACTGTTTGACATAATAATCCTTGGAAATGCGTCATCTCCTTCTTTACCTTTAATAATAATGTCAGGGTTTTGAAATGAGATCATATGCTTTGAATAGATCGTACTAGCACCCCTACTCTTTCTCATAGCAGCTGTAACAGGTTTCCATCCTAACTTTGCTAAATCGTCAATAATTGTCTCGGAGTTAACAAATAAGTACTTATCGGTAACGTCTGGGTTAGTAGCTCCTTTAGCGAAAGCAACTGGACATTGTTTACGTACTTGTTCTTTTGTAAGGTAAGAATTTAAACCTTTTTCGAATTTTGTAATAATTTCATTTTCCATGATATAACCTTTTATTTATTTCTATACCTAAATATATGAAATATACCTAAGTAAAGCAACTAATTAAGTAACTTCTTAAAAAGCCTTTAAGAAAGTTCCGTCTTTGTCAGATAAAACTTGAACCTTAAACTCCTTATCTAAGTGAGAGATTACTTCTTCTCCTGCGAATTGCATATACATCGGAAAGGTCTGGGTAAAGATACTTTCCGGAAGTACGTCTTGCCCTTTCTCTCTTCTCTTCTCAGAATAATACGTATACACAGTTCCTATATTTATATGTTGTGCATTTCTCATCTTAAGGTAGTCAGCTCTGTTCATACTACTTCTGTTTTAGTACTTCTTTTCTTAGTAAATAAGCATCCAATGCTCTTTCACCCTCGTCTAATGTTTCGTAAATCTCTAAACACCTGTCTAGGGCCTGTTCCCACTGGCTAGATGTTAATGTTATTTCGTAAGTAAATTCTATGTTGTTAAAGCTGATTTCAAATAAGGTAGCTGTCTTTCTTTTATCTGCTAAAGCTTCTTGTATACTTTCGTAAATAGCATCTGTAATCCCAAGATCATTCTTAGTATCAAACATTCTCTCAAAGTCATCCTTATTACCAAAAACTAATTTCTTCATATTATAACCTATTTCCTGATATTTTTATTAATCTATCTGTGTGAGGAGTATTGACGATTTTACCTGTACCTGTGTTTTTCACTTCTGTATTTGTTCCAGAAGCATAAACAGGTCCTCTATATACGATTACTTCCATCTTAGCATTAAAAACTTCTCCTTTACCTTGCACCTTTACCGGTTGAGTAATTCTCCTCTTTCCGTCAAATGATCGAAACTCTTTTGCTGTAGTCCTATACCATCCTTCGAGTCTAGGCAACCATACTTCTAATACTCCTGCGGTATTAAAATCGTATTTAAGTTTTCCTGTATTTCCTCTTTTTTCTGCCATACCCTAAATATACGAATTATTTAACAGTATACCAACTTTAATCGTCTATTAAAGATATTTTAACATTCTCCCACTTGCCGTACTTCCTAGTTTTATTTACTAAGAAGTCTACCCGGTTTATCCACCTCTTATTCATCCTATCCTGTACTGTCCATATTCCATCTAAATCTCCAGCTCCTTCCACACAAACCTTAGCTCCAAAGACAAATCCATGTTTCTCCAAATCTCTTGAAACTGCTAACCACCTATGTCCGGCTGGATTATCTGGATTAATTTTACTAAGTGATGCTGTTGTTAGATAATCCTCGTTACATTGGGCAGGATCAGCGTGGTATATTGTTGCTGTTACGAGTAGTACTGTTAAAAGTGTTTTCATATAGCTTACTATTTTAGTTAGTTACCTTTTTTTCAGCGATTTTAACTCGTTGAAATTTCATCTTATTTCTAAAACTACCTACTATGTCTTCTACTAAGTCCTGAGAAGGGTTTGCTTTTAGGAGCTGTAGTCTAGGAGTGTACATAGCTTCGTATCTGTTAATCTGTAGCTGTATATACTTTTTAGCGTTATGTAGCTGTTCTACTGTTTTGCAAGACTCTATTAGTCTATAGCCTTTCTTGCTCGATTTTTGAAAATACGTTAAATCATCTACTCCAATCATATTAGTTCTATTTGTTATAGATCTAAATATATGTATACTATTTCAATTAAGCAACTTTCTTTTAGAACATATCTAGGAAAGAAGTTCCTATGTCTTTATCTTTTAGCTTCTCATTTCTTTCATGAAGCTTAACTAAATCGTCTGCTACTTGAACTGTACGAGGCTTTCTTGTTGGAAATGTATGCAGTTTCTTTTTCTGTTTCTTTGCCATTATTGTCTTGAGATATACTTGTCACCCGGCTTTTCTTCTTCCTGATATAGGTTTAGGGATTTAAGGTGTTCTATTTGATACTCGTCTAACTCCCAATCTACTTGTTCACCATTCTTATCTAAATAGTCTTCCATATCCTCTACTTGCTTCTCTGTAATAGGAGAGACTGCGTAAAGAAATGAGCAATTGTAACACATGAACTCTAAATTATCTAGATTCCAATTCTTCTTATCTCCATTCTTATGATGAAGTACTAGAGGGATTTTTGTGTCAACAATACGCCTTTCAGTAAATCCACACCTACTACACTGTTCTTCTATAAGTGCTTCAAATAGTATTCTCTGTTTAATCTTCTTAGGATCAAAATGCTCTACTGGGATTCTTCCTTCAATTAGATCTAATATAGGAGGTTCTTTGCCGTTTCCTGATAAGTATTTCGGAATACCTTTTCCAGCCTGGTTCTTATGAGATTCAAATAAAGTTCGACCGTCTTCAGCTACATACATCTTCGCATACTTTTTGAAGTGTGTGAAAGAGACATGTAAGTACCTAGCAGCAGCTCGATTTGATCGAGTTGTCTTCATAGCTCTTTCGACATCTTCTTTCTTTAGTATTTTAGACGGTCTTCCCATTAGTAATCTATCCCCTCAACTTCTCTAGACTCTTCTTCATCCTCTTCCTCTTCTTCTTCTTCTGGGTTAGGGTTTTTTGAGTCTTTTCTTATCGCATCCTCTACTTTATTGCTCATAGATGTTGAATTATCGACTTCATCTACATCGAAGTACTCTATGTGAGCCCTCCTTCCTTCAGTCCTTGCAGCCTGTTCAGCAATTGCTTTAGCTTTATCTTGGTCCATTATAATAAGATCATTATAAGTATGGTCACCTGACCCTTCTACTGTGGTGATTCCTACTACGGGTTTCACAGTTGAACAGTTTATGCAGACGTGAAAGCCTAATTCTTTTCTCTTCTTTGGAAAATACAAGCCACATTTCGGGCAAGGTATCATTTCTAATGTCATTTATAACCTTCTTTAGTGTTAGTGTTTATGATAGGCTTGGGGCCTACTTTTGGTATCTCTGTATTACTTTCCATACATCTTCCGGAGCTTTAAAAGATACTGTTTCTTCTTGTTTTTGCACTTCTATTACGATTGTTCCATCCCATTCTGAGTCTGGTACTAGTTGGTATAGGTATAGCTGTATTAGTGCTAATTGCTCTTTATTGAAGGCTAGTTTAAATAAGTTCTCTATTACTGCAAAGAACTGATCTTCATAAACTGTCATATCCATACCTATCTCCTCCTCTAGAAACTCTCTCCTGTCTTCAATCTTCCTTAACTGTTCAAGTACTTCTATAAAAAGTGTTTTGTTCATATTCTCCTGGGTAGGTTCGTTAACTTTTATACGGTATTTGAGATCAAGATGATTCTTGAGACTCTGTCGAATTACGTCTTTTAGCGATTTCATAATAAATTATGCTATCTGCTTTTGATCAGGATCTGTAGTTGGTGCTGGTGCCGGTGCTGGTAGGTCTTTAGGATTTTGAGCCGATAAAGCTTTCCTAACTATCTTATCGAAATACTCTATATATACGAAGAATGCTACTATCGTCTTATCCTTTAAGTTCCTATCTCTTTCTACTCTCATCTCATAGTCCTCCAATCCTATCTCTAACCTCTTCTCTAATTCAATTGCAATATCGTTTTGCTCTGTTGGAGTCATTTCTCCGAAAGTAGTCGGTATAAATTGAATCTTTAAACCTTTCTTTTGCGGATCTTCATTTACGTCTACCTTCAGTACGAATTGATGTCCTGCAAATTTTATTTTAGCCGCTTCACTAATTACTTTCCTTAGCGTCTCTATTATGAGTGTTTTTCCTTTTATCATCTATTTAAGATATGAAATGTTTATATGCTTTACAAATAAATAGCTAAAAATCTTAGCCGAATAACATTGACTTGGTATTTGACGTATCCTCATTTAGAATCTTGTGTCCAACAATCTCTCTATTTCTACAATACTCACTTATACTCTTCTTTATATTCTCTGTTAGAAACTGGAATTCATACGTAGTTCCTGATGGTAGTGTAAACTCTACAGTGTATTTTTTCATAGTCTTATTAGTGTTTTTTGGTATTCGTTCATTTTCCATATATCAATAAATAGGTTTCCTAACTGAAACTTCCCTATCTCTCCACTGTCCTTAATGATTTCAGGTAGTTTCTGTATAGTGTTAAAATCCTCTTGAGTAAAAGCTTTTCTATCTATATGTACTAAAATATCCTCTTTAGGCATCTGCTGTCCAATCACCTTTATCTTATCCTCTAGCTTAATTACAGTATTAGGTTGCTCTTTTTCTATGTAAGCAATAGTAAGTACTTGCATTTCATCATCAATGTATATACGATCACACCAAGGCTCTAAAGTCTCTAACATCTGTAAGTTACATGTCTTCACTATAAACCCTATGTTGTACTTTGGCGGTATGATAGGTTTCATTAAAGGATCGTGTTTAATAAATGATCCCCACTTACGAATAAAGTTACGTCCATTCTTAGTTGTAGTGTATATCCATTCATCAGAATTCTTTCCTGCTGCTCCTCCTGCATGTTTATTAAACCTGGAACCTCTTGAGGTAAAGTGGTAGACTAGTCCATCCCAGCTTTGTATAATCTTATACCCAGCTAACACAAACCTGTTAAATATGTCTGAGTCTTCTTTTGACTGAGGTGCAAAGAGTTCATCATGTCCTCCTATTGCTAAAAAGTCTTCCTTATACATACACCAAGGTGCAAAGATACCTTCTGTTGTTTTATCTTTATTCTCTCTTTCGAAATGTCCAATTGCGTTCATTACTCCGCCGAAGTCTATTTCATCTACCTCATTACCCCAATCTTGAGTTATCTTCTCAGGTCCAGGCGGATGTAATGGAGGCTCTATTCTTGTTGCGGATACAACTGTTTGTGGCTTAAGGTGCTTAAGTATGTTCTTATCTAGATGAGGACCTGCTATCATGTCAGCATGAAAGGCCATAATGATATCTGTTCTAGCCATCTCTATCCCTTTATCAAACATTCCTACAATGCCTATCCGTTCCGGTCCAGGATTACTATACACAATAAGATCTTCATCGTCTTGAGCATCTATCCACTCCTGTGTTCCGTCTGTAGAAGCATCATTCAGTACTAATATCTCATGCTTAGTTAGTAAGTTACGTATTGACCTGTAAGCTAATTGAAGGAACTCTAAATTATTCCTTGACGGTATTACAAATGTTATCTTCTGTTTCATAATTTCTTTGGAACTCTATTATGTACTGTATGTTTATCGTCACAAGTCATACACGTACATTTATTATAATCTTTATACTCTTCAGGACGGTTCATATCAAAAACATATGCTACTAGTGTGCTCATATGATCTGTTGCATTACATTTTGGACAACATTCATGAGCAAGCCTGTACCCTTCTCTTAACTTCTCTGCTTTCTCACTTCTTTCCCAAAACTCTTTAACCTGTTCTTCGGTAAGTGATGCAAGGTGTTCATTTATGTTCATTTCTCCATTGCTTTATGTAATCTATTATGTCTCTTTTAGGTTCCCATCCCAATACTTCGTTAGCTACTATACTATCGTTCAGAGTATCCTGAGCTTCCCCTGGTTTGTCTTCTATGTATGTAGGAGTGTTCTCAAATGCTTCTGCTATATCATTTACAGAATAATTTTTTCCTCTTCCTAATTCAAATATATACCCGTACTTGGTTTGGTAGAGAATTTCTACTAATGCATCAACAATATCAAATACATGAGTGAAATCTCTTCTTTTTGTTCCATCTCCGTAAATCTCACAGGGTATATTGTTCTCAATATTATGCATCCACCTACCTACTAGAGTAGTGTACCCTCCCTCAGTCAACTGATATGGTCCATATACGTTATAAAAACGAGCTATAGAGGCATTCAATCCGTAATGAGTTTGATACAGTTTGATAATATCTTCTCCCAAGTCTTTAGAGAATGAGTAAGGGTTTTCGTATCTTCCATTGTGTATTGAAGACGAACCTGCATAAACTAGAGGAGTGTTTGTTCTAACACAGTGCTTAACTACTTCATAAGTTCCTTCAAAGTTAGTTTCAATATACTCCTCCGGTCTCAGGAAGGAGGGCTGTATCCTAGCGATTGCAGCTAAGTGGTAAATCATATCAAAATCTTTATCCATCAAACCGATGTGTGCTATATCCCCTGTATGGTAGTTACATCCGCCTAGTTCGTTTAATACCCTACCTGTTGAGTAGTTATCTAAGGACTCTACTTCATGCCCATCTTTTAGTAATCTCTTTATTAAATTTGTTCCTATAAATCCTGCTCCTCCGGTTACTAGTACTTTCATATCAAATATTTTTTATTATTAGAACAACTACAGCAGGAATTAGCCCCCAAACAAAGTCCATCCACTCAGCAGTCCCCTTTTTTAAAAGTTTATCCCAAATAAGCTCCTTTCCTGCAAGGATTAAGACTACAGAGAAGAATCCCCACAAATTAAAAATGGGGATTAGTATTACTGACATATACAGGCTCCCTACGAAATGGTCTTTTTTATCTTGAGCTATCTTCATACCGTAAACTGGTGTTTCCATTTTGATTCGTGGTAACATTCTTTATAGTTCAGTAAAGCATCATTACTACATTGCTTGTAAAATTCCTCATTTTCATTTAACTTTTTAATAAGGTACCTAGCTTCTTCTAAATCCCCATCACTTACAGTCAAATTAGGATGACATATCTGTTGGGTATTCAAACCTTTATACCCTACACAGGGAATACCTAAATAAGCACAGTTTAGTGCAAAAGTGCCTGCAGCATGAGTCCTCATTAGGTGTACCCCTATCTTTCTTTTAGATAGTTCTGTTATCCATTCATCCCATTGTACATAGGGCAGTTTTGTGATACCTAACTGTTCCTCTCCTTCAGACCTTCTTCCCATATTAGGGGAGTATATCTCATCTGTAATACTCTTAGCAATCATAAAGGAGTCAAATCCGCCATACCAGCTTTTAAAGTTACCTCCTATCATAACTCCCGTACGTTCACTAACAGGATAAATCTTCCCTATGGGATCCTCTATCATCAGAGAAGAGAGTACTTCTACTTCGGTCTTTCCTGTAAGTCCTTTATAGTAACTTCTATCTTGTTCATTATGTACAAGTATTAAATCAGCCTCCATTAAGCTATTAAAGTAGTGTATTTGATTAGGTAGTTCATAATCTTGAAAGTACCAAAATGGACCTTCCTGCATTACAGCTACCTTCTTACACATCGGCTTAAGCTTTTTTATATTTACATACTCAGGATGATTCTTTGAATTAATTACAATTGCTAAATCGTATTCCTTCTGAGGTACTTCCTGTAAGTTGTAGTGATCAGCATTCAATGCTACCATCCATGCAAACTCTGTCCTCATGTTAGGATGATTCCTAGGAACTTTTCCCTTAAATCCCATCTCTGTAAAAAATGCTACTTCCATACGTCTTCCCAAGTTTTAGATTTATGATTTGGATTGAATATATTATAACAATTCTCTTCTGAGTATTTGTTTGCTTTTACGTACCATTCGTTACTTCTTCTTTTTTGGTTTAAAGTACCTCCTGTCTCTCCTTTAATGAACTTTCTCTTCTCAGGATGATTTCTATTATGAACATTTAGTATGTTAGCTATAATGTATTGAGGCGTATCTTTTAGCAGTTTCTTAAGCATCAACATAAAGGCTGTATCTTCATGTACAAAGAACACCGACTGCGGTATAGTAACTCCTGCTTTTATTACTTCAGAGCTTATAACTAATCCACATCCGTTAAATTTATGATCTGTAATCATTCTTAATTCCGGACGTTCAACCTTAGCATTAATCTCATTCATCTCTTTCTTAGTCATCGTATACTTAAGTGACCACCAATTGTCATAATCGTTTTCGATAAAAGGCTTATCAGTGAAGTCAGGATGCTCTAAAGGCTTCCAAGTATTGTCCCACATCTTACATATTCCAAATGTAGCTATGTACTTCGGTTGAACTCTTTGATGAAGAGTATCTAAAACCGTAAAGGCTTGCTTAGGTACTAACATATCAGCTTCGCCCCATACTAGTACATCAACCTCTGTACAGTACGTATTATTAAACTCTCTTCTATAGTCTGCAATAGTTACCAGGGTGTTAGTCTCCTCTATGTTACAGTTATAGTTTAACTTGTTAAGCTTCTTACATTGAAAGTAGAACTTATTAAGCAGTCCTAGCATTGTAGCTTTTCTATCATCTATCTGCTCCAATTGCTGGTTGGTTACAAACAGAATATCTATCTCTACATTCTCTTTTCCGTACTCATCTACAGCTTCCATAAGAGTTTCTATATACTCTTCTAATACGTTTATCTCGTACCACTGTACAAGACATCCTATTGCAAATTTTGTCTTATTCATATCTTAATATTATTCCTTCATTACCTGTTAGAATAAAGGAGCTTCCATCATTTCTGTTTACCTCATGACCTTTCTCATGTCCAAGGTACCTCTCAAAAAAACCTTTCTTATTTCTAAAATCATCTATAGCATGACCTACACCTGCTGATTTTGGATGAGAGTAATCGTCAAAGATTAAGTAGATAGGTTTGTCCTTAGCTTTATACTTAATAGCTCGAAGAATATCTTTTTCAACTGCTTGGTATGTATGTATACAATCCACTACAACAGCATCTAGCTCATTAGGTACATCTTTATACGTAGTATCGTTGTAAGCATCTCCTAGTATAAATGTGATATTCTCTCTTCCTTCACATATCTTCCTAGCCTCTTCGAAACTGTTTACGTTCTTCTCAACTGTATAGACCTGTTCAGCCATATAAGACAGTAGGTAGGAAGTCCATCCGTAATTTGTTCCAATCTCTAATACGTTTTTAAAATTCTTATCCGCTGCAAACATTAAGAGATCTTCCTTCCACTTTAATGAAGTAGTGTCTTTCCATCTGAACTGCTTGTCAGGAATTCCTTCTAGTATCTCTTCTGTATTCATTCTCCGTATAATTCTTTATATGTTCTTTCCATCCAGTATGCTACATGTCTAGGATTTTGAGGGATTGCATTAAAATGGTAGACCCATCCTGCTTTTGTAAAATGTAACTCATCAGAAAAATAACTATGACCTGGTAGATGTAATAGATTTTTCCTATACAAATCCTGTAAGTTGTAACATTCAGGTAGGTATTTTACAACTACACCTTCTCTCTGCACTAGGTAGTTGATTATTGTCTGATCTGTTCCTGCTTTGATTAAAGGTTGTAGTTCGTTAATCTCTCTAAGGTTGTCTGTATAGAAGTCTTGAACAGTTTTATAAAATCCTTTCTGTTCTTTTGTTATTATTTGAAATCCTCCGTTAAAGTATTCCCATACAGGAACGTAGGGCTGGTCAGGAAAGAGTTCATCTCCCCAACCTTTTATACTCCTAAGAGTCCATTCGTAGCATCCATTATTGAGTACGGTTGAGAACTGTTTTGCTTCATTAAAGAAATTAGGACAGTCAGGATGTATGATTGTATCTGCATCAACGATTAAGACCTTATTATACTCTATTCCATTACTTTCTAACATATCAAGTACGTAATACCTCTGTAAAGTAATCTTCATACGTCTAGGATCCATTATAGGATCAGTCCATTCTATAACTTTTACATCATCATACTGTTCAGCCCATTTCTGCCAGCTTTTAACTGAGTAGTGGTATGGAGTATTTCTCTTATCTCCTGTGTTTATATTCGGTATAAATACTATATCTGGCATATATTTATTCGTTGAAATCGTTTATCAGCAGGATTGGTATCCGATATTATCTGTAGATTCAAGTTATGAAGTTTTAACCAATCATACAACTGTTCTGTTGTTTTTATTGAATCGTTTGTATAAGTGTTTTCAGCTGTATTCGGCTTAAAATCTACTTTCTTATAATCGTATGAATGTGCTCCTGTACCTAAATCCCATCCTACTGTAACTATTTTAGTACATCCTATTAGTAATGCCATTGGTATGGCTTGCTCATACATTATAGAAGTCCCCCACCAAGTCTTTGATTCATTTTGTAACATTAGTAGCTTATTAAAGTCAGCTGCTTTATGCATACATTGTTCATAGGTTATTGTAGGAGGGTTAACAACCGGTACCCATAGGTCAACAGGATGTGGTTTGATTGCTAGTTTGGCTTGTTGCTCTTTTACATACGATTGAGACAGTCCATAGAATATGATTGTGTCTAAATGCTCATAATCATACCCGTTTACTTTATCAAAGTTATATGTGTTAACTATATGAAAATCACTCTGACCTCTTATCTTATCGTAAGCTTGTTTAATAGAGAGTATTACTATATCATCTCTGTCATAAAGCTCTGAAAGATCTTGATCATTTAAGGAAGGGCCTGGAGCTAGTATAACGGCTGTCTTTCCTTTATACTTGTCTTTCAGATAACCTCTTCTCATGTTAACTGTTAACATGTCTAGTAAACTGTCTTTGATGTTAGGTGTCTTAGAATTCATAATTAAACTCCTTTATATCTTTATCGAACCAAGTCCGTACAAGTTCCTTAGAAGCATCATTGTAGTAGGTCCTATAATCTTTCTTAACTGTTATGTTTAGTTTCGGTAGGGGTGGAAGAGTGCCAGAGTATACATCTCTGCTTAACTTAGCATAATCCTCTTGTAAATTTTCATAACGAAGTACATGTTTAACTAAATACTTTCCACCATCATGAATACAGTCCAAATTATTCATATAATCCATACTTAGTTTTTTCTTGGCCACTAGTTGAGCTGCTATCCACCTATTGAAGTTTTTATTCTTACTCTTGTTAGCTCCTCTTACTCTAAATTCAAATAGAGATACCATCCTGTCGAATGGATTTCTCACTATTGCTATAGACTCACACTCGTCAAAGTTGTTGTACAGTTCTCTTAATCTTTGAGCTGTCTTATGTCCTCTGAGTTTAGGCTGTACCCCTAATGCTTGGTGCATACTAGTACCGGCATTTTTAGGAATATGTACAAAGAATGTATTATGTTTTTTACTATAGTTATTCATCTTCGCTTGGTTCGTTATACATTACAGGTTTTCCGTCTTTATCGTAATTTAGTATCTTACTTGATGCTAAGGAAGGTCTTGTACCTTGTTTATAATCAACCAGGCCAGGGTATCGACTACAGTCCCAATATTTGTACGGTGTTGTGTGATTCTTAACTTTTTCTTCTATCCTTAAAGCTGCCTCTCTTTCAGGCTCACTACCAAAAGTCATCTTCTTAGTATGAAACTCTCCATGAACTTCGTTAAAGTATTTGTAGGTGTCAGTTAGGAATAGTTTATCTAATAACCTATACTCTGCTCCTTCTATATCAAACTTAAGAATATTATAATCTTCCTCTTTTAAGTTCTCCACTATCCATTCAGAAAAGTCAATTGCTTGAACCTTTATGTACACGTCTTTTGATAACCTGCCTGTTGTCTTCCCAAAGAAGACTGTTCCACTCTCTGTTGAATTTGGAGATACATAGAACTTAAGTATAACATTCTCATCCCATGCTGCTCTATGATATACATGTACTTTCGGATTCTTCTTAAAATGCTCTTTTAATCTCTCTGCTAGGAGAGGTAGAGTTTCGAATGTATGTATTTCATAGTCCTCTACACCGTTCAGTATCTTCTGTAGTGCATAGTTTGTACTCTGTCCTTTGTTTGCTCCTAAATCAATAAATACCTTCTTCATATATTTTTTCTGCTACGTTAAATTGCCAATGTTCGTCTATATCAAATGTTTCAAATTCTTCGACTTCGTATAGGTCTAGATCTTTCTCAGGTTTTTGCCATGTTCCGCACCATTTACCTTCTCCTATTAAACTCATTCTTGAACCATATAAACAATGTGCTGCTTCTAGGACAGGTAGTGCTGCTTTGGTATTTAGTAAGTCTTGTCCCTGTGGCCATTGAGATATCATTTTCTTTGTTCCGAAGGGTTGCCAATAGAAATTCTTCTTCTTTATCACAGAAAACATTCCATCCTGTGCTCCTTCCTTCATATAACTTTCTATAAACTTTTCGATAGTTCTTACTCTAAGCATAGGATTGCATCCGCTTACCATTACTACGTAAGTGTATGGAAGTTTATTATACCATTCAAACAGAACCTGTATTCCATTATCTACGTTAGCTGACTCATGACTTCTTTTGTAAATGTTGATTGGATACTTTTCTCCTATCTTTATCAATCCCTCTTCGTGTGCTGCTAGGTAGATTTGATCATTAGGTATCAACTCTGACTTGACTAATTTCTCTAACACAATATCAGTTAAAGTTGTTCCTGCAAAGGGCCTTACCATTTTATAAGGAACTCTTTCTGAGTTTAGTCTTGCCTGTACAATGAAGCATATATCTTTTATGTCTTTCATAGTTTACGTACTAGTGTATTTTTTGGAACGAAATGTTCTGTTTTTGTTCCTGTAATTTTATGTCTATCCTCCCACTTAAGTCCGTTTCCTGGGCTTATCATATGGAAGTCTTCTTCCTGTAGTAAATGTCCTTTCGCCAAGTCTTTGTTAGTTGCTAAAGATCTTTCTAGTTTTTCTCTAGCTCTTTCCACACTCTGGTCTCTGTACATTTCTACATTACCCATTGCCTGGTCGAGTGTTCTAATATCATGTACCATTTGATGAAAGGTTTCAATATCAGCTGAACCTGCATGATCTGTTCCTTTCATATTAGTATCTAAAGTGACGTGTTTTTCTATTATCTTTGCTCCCATAGCTACTGCTGCAACAGGTATATGTGTTCCTAGGCTGTGGTCTGAATATCCTATTGTTTTGTTAACTAGCCAGGTGTTTAGGTACGTTATGGTGTTGAGGTTTATTCTTGAATATTCAGCAGGGTATTGAGATAAGCAATGTAATACGCTTATGTTAGTTTTTTTAGCATTAATGAAGATAGTTAAAGCTTCTATTAAATCCTGCTTAGATGCCATTCCTGTTGACAGTATTACATCATGAGGATGTTGTGCTATTTCAGTTAGTAGCGGTATATTAGTTAAGTCTCTAGATGCTACTTTAATCTTATCTATAGGAACTAATCCTAAAAGACCCAGTGTCTTAATTGAGCAGAATGTCTCTACAAAGTCGAATCCCTTACTCTTAATATACGCTGCTAATTCAGCATGCTCTTCGTAAGACAGTTCTAAAAATTCTCTATGCTCTCCGTAAGTTTTACCAAAACTATGTTTACCTTCGTAGGGCTTTTCCATACCCTCTTTACTAAGCTCTTCAGTTAAGTCTCTCTTGGTTAATTTAATAGCATTAACCCTATTTAACCTGTTACCTGTAATTTCATCATAAGGATACCTATCAAGCTGGTCGACAATCTTCTTGGCTATATTTATATCACCATTATGATTCTGACCTATTTCGGCTATAATGTATGTCTCTTTATCTGCTTTTATAAAACTCATATCTCTTCTATCCTTTTAGTTCTATCACAAATTAATAAGTCATATGGAGGCTTCTCTCCTACACTTAGGTGATGATACCTACATCCCCAAATCTTTAACTGTTCTTTAGTTAGGTGCTCATAAGTATCACGTAATAGTGTATCTACCGATCCTCTAGCTGTCCAGTATGTAATTGTATGACCTTCGTTAAACAGCTTATTGATCTTCTTTATCGCCTTTTTATCAGGTGATGCTAAATGATACTCTCTTATACCTTTATATTGACAAATTGTTTCATCTATATCTACGTATATGTTCATTTTTTTTTCTGTCATAATGTCTCGTAGTAAGCGTTTTGCTGTTCTTGCTTATCAATTGACTTATGGTGGTACAGACACCATTCCTCTATCTTAGGTAGTGCTGAATAGGTATCGAATCCTTTAATGGTTTCGTGTACCTTTCCTTCCCATTTAATATTCTTATTCTTTACTGAGTGATTAAACCTGTTTTTATAGATTCGGCTTTGTCTGTCCGGAAAGTTAACCCATCCGTTCTCATCTACATGCCATCCCCACTTCTTTGTATGTTCTTCAGTTAACCCTTCTACTGTATTGATTCTTGAAACTGTAATTAAGTCTACATCTGAGTTTTCAAGTACGTATGGAAGGTTTTCAAGTAAGAAGTAGTGAGGTAATTCATCTGCATCTATTTGGAATATAAAATCTCCTGTACAGTAGGAGCTTAGTATGTTCTTCCATAGAGAAAAATTACCATTGAATTCTTGAGATCCAAAAACAATATCTGGGTCTTTAGAGAGGTTTTGTTCTACTAATTCGTTTCCGTTCACCTTATCGTAAAGTACTACGATCTCGTCCTCTTCTCTCTTATATTTCTTAAGGTGTAGAAGGAGTTGTTGTATTTCCCTTACTTCGGTGCAAACTGTAATTGCATATGATATTCTCATAATTATAATTTAGAGTGTTTTAAAAAGGCATTATACATATCTATATCAGAAAAATGAAACCACTCATCAGCATTTTCTACTGTATCGTGTTCCATCATCCATTTGTGAAAACTAATTGCTGTATTCTGTATGATAAGTGTACTGTCCATAACTTTTATTTTTTATCTTGTACTCCGAATTTGGAATACTTATACCAAACTCTTTCGTGGATGTAATATAAGAACATTTTTGTGATAATCTCTACTCCCCCAATAGAAATTCCTAGTGCCCAACTTCCTGTAAGTATTGCAGAAATAACCATTGTATCAATAGTTCCTACTACTCTCCAAGTTAATGTCTTCAGTATATGTCTTTTAGTCTCTACCATTTCCTATAAAAGTCCTAACAGCACTCCAAATCTCTCTTCCTGAATCCATAGGAGTAGTTGCTGTGGTGTCTACTAAGTGAAAATCCACTAAAGGCGGTTCGTAGTTATCTAACTTATAATGATCTCTTTCCCTAACACTATCCGTATGTATGTAAAACTCTATAAGATCTCCATTCAACTTCTTCTTAAAAGTTTCTCTTTGAAATTTGTAAGGAGATACGAGAGAGACTATTACGGTCTTTTTTTGGTTGTGCAGGTAATGTGCTATTTTCTGAGCTGTTTTTATGTTCTCTAATCGTCCTTTTCTTGTATAGTCTTGATTCTCTGTAAGGGCTCTAAGATCGTCTCCGTCTATTCTGAAAGCCCAAGGCAGATACATATCTTGCAATGCATCTGCTAATGTTGTCTTTCCTGCTCCAGGCTGCCCTGTTAACCAAATTATCATACTACTTCTCCGGTTCGTCAAACATTCCTATATGTTCTGCAGCATCCATAAAGTCAGTTTGTTCAAAATGCTTTACATTCTTCATATCCATTTTATGAGTCTGGTCAGATGACATCTGTACATCTCCTTCTTGCATAGGGATTGCTTTAACAGCAGCCCAACGCCAATCCTTATTAGAGGTTCCGTCTAAGAATACCATTCCCTTCTCAGGAATAGTTAACGTAGCAGGTAACCAAACAAGTCCTTGCTTATCTTTATACTTTATATCCTTATAAAGTTCAGGAGCTGTTTTGTAGGCATTTACTACTATCTCACTCTTCTCTTTCATCAGGTTACTAGTTGTAAATCCACATCCCCAGCACAACCATGTTGTTACCTCATCGTTAATTTGCTGTTGATAACAGGCATTTCCGTTACATCTTGTACATGTCACTAAGGTATCTCTATGTTCCATTTTTTATATTTTTTTAAGTTTCGGAAGTGTTAGTTTAGGTAAATCTAATGGCGGTAGAGCTAAATTTACCTCTTGAGCAAACTTGGGAACATTTGTGTCTAATATGGTTTTTAATGTGTCAACCATCTTTTCATAACTAAACTCTGTTCTGCTCTTATGCCCTTGTCTTTTTGCTAAAGTTGCCCACTTTTTATAATTAGTGTGAACGTCTTTTAAGGCCTTTCCCGTATCCGCAGCATCAGGCGTAAACCATTCTGCCTGCTCTATAATAATCTCTTTTACTAAGACGGACTTGTGCACTGGTTTTAATACTCCTTTAACAGGTCTTATAAACTCACTACTTAGAAAGTCTGTCTGCCCTGACCAGTACGAAGCTATAATCGGCTTATTAACTAAGCTGAATTCTAAGAACGGTCTTCCAAACCCTTCTCCTTTAGGTAATGAAAGAAAAGCTTTAATCTTTGGATGATTATAAAGTGAATTCATCTCTTTATCTGATACCTCTCCATGAAGTAGGTAGACATTAGGCAGTTTACCTTTTACAGTCTTTCTTACTGCTTCTATCTGTTCCAATATCCTATTTCTATCTAAGGTAGAGGTTGTTACACTATGACTTTTCATAACAAGTGCTGGTGGATTCTTTTTATTCTTAAAAGTCTCTAAGAATGCCTTTAAGGTGAATCCCATATTCTTTCTATCTTCTCCAAAAGCACCTTGCATCCAATGTCCTGTTGTAAGGTAGCAGAATGACTCTGGTATTTTATCTAGGGTTTCTGTTACGTCGGTCTTTTCTTTACTTACTATGTATTTTGTAAGATCTGCACCTTCGAATAAAACCTCCATTTTGGTTTTGATCTCAATATTCTCTACATGTTGTTTTGTTTTTGGATCTGTTAAGTCAAACTTACTTCTCTGAAAAGATTCTAATGCATGTTTTGAAGATACCAACATTAGGTTCATGTTATTAGCTCCTTTGATCCAAGAAGGATCACATAGAGTTGTTTCAATTCCTGCAGTAACTCCTATATTATACTTACCTACCGCTTTAAATTCGTTAGGAATAGTGATTTGAATCCATACTTCAGGTTGGTCTGCCATATTGCGAATGATTCTTGATGAAAGTTCAGTATCGTTATGATCTTTTAAATACCCCCATCTAGTCTCTCCCCATCTTTGAGGTAGTATCTTTACATCGTATTCGTTTGTATCAATCAATGCTTGTACAAAGTCTCTTGATCTTGCTCCGTAACCTGAGTATGTGTCTATTGGACAGCTTACTACAACTTTTGCTTTACTCATATTAGTAGTTTATTAATTTGTGTGTTATTTTATTATCTTTCTTAAATTCTCCAATTGTATAAAGTTCAAAAGATTTTCTTGGTACGAATTCATCGAAACCTTTATCTAAAGTCTCTATAACATTTTGACCCATCTTACGTGCTGTCATTCTAGCTTCATCTCCTCTTACCCATTCATGACCTGCAAAACCTCTCTCATCTCTCTCTGTTTTTGAAAGTGAGTATACTTCAAAGATCTTATCTGCTGCATCCTTAGGTGAGCATCTATCGTCAAATATGTAAGGTGTTATTGGTGATCCTGCTAATGAAATATTAGAAGGGAATACAGGCACCGCCCACTCCCCACAATCTTTTAACGTTCCTCTATGGTTAGAAGGAAAATCAGGTGTAAGGTTTGCCCAAGCTCCGTCTTTGTCTGTAAATCTCATCTGATCTTGCATACCTCCTGTAACATTTGCAATGATCATTGTACCTGCCATAAGAGATTCTGTTAATGCTAATCCCCATCCTTCGTTAGAAGATAGTAAGATTGTAGCATCTGCTATATTGTACAGTACATTAAGTTGAGCTGTTTCGACTTTCTCTGTTGAAAAAGCTACATGTACATAATCCGGATCACAAATAGCATCTCTCACTGCTCTAAGGTCTGTACCATGTTGATCAACTCCGTCTGTATGAAGTATGAAAGTACATTTCTTAGCTTTCTCTTTACCTATCCTATCACAAAACATTTTATAAGCGAAGATTGTATCAGCTGTATGCTTTCTACTAATATTTCTAGAGTTATAAAAGAGTACGAATTCAGAACCTTTTTTATTTAGAAGAGTTTTTTTGACTTCTTCTAATTTCATAAAATCTTCATGACCTTGTTTTATAGGGTAGTAGTGTTTTTCGTTTATACCATGAGGTACATACTCTATAATCTTATTCTTAGCTTTATCCCCTAACACTATTTCATTTATGTTCTTAGTCTGTTTTGAGATAGCCATCAATACATCTACAGATTCATAGTAAGGTTTGTTGTACATAGGTGCTGGATAGTCATCCCATATATTTAACCAAAAGATTGGAATTTTACTTCTGATTTCTCTCTCTATTTCGAAAAGCCATAACCAATACCTAGGGTCTGTAAATATCATTAAAGCATCTGGTTTCTCAACCTCGATAAGCTCTCTTAATATTTTTACATTACCGTATCCTGTATACGGCACTAACCTAACATAGGCATCGTCTATATCTGTTTCCTTATTTACTTGTTGAGACAGATCAAGTACTTTACCCTCTTCAGGATGTTTTACTGCTGCTCCTAAGTTTACCCAGTTAAAGTGGTGTGCTGTTCCAAGCACTATCTCTTTACCCATTGTACCTACTCCTGAATGCATTCTAATGTCATCGCACAGTAATAGTATTTTTTTACGTTTAGCTTGTTCTATGTAACGAAACTTATCCTTCATGTAACTGTATTATTTATGTTTGTGTATTTGTTCTCGAAAGTCCTTATTATTAATATAGAGATAAATTGCACGAGAGGCAAGTTTTTGAAAAGAAAAATTATTCTCTAATGCTTTTATTTGAAAATCTTTATAGCTTTCAGGGTCCACCATAACAGATGTCATTTTTTTATCTTTATTTCTCATAACTATTTACCTTGTAGTATATACATATATACTTTTTTAGAAATCAGCATCAGGACACAGCCTTTTTTTCTTTAATTCACAGAATCTACATGCATCCTTAGAGGGAGTTGTAGCATACTCCTGGCGTATGTACTGTCCATCCTCTCCTACTGCCTGTTTTACAAAATTTTCCAATAACGTAACTGCTTGCTTCATCTTTCTAGGTCCTGCTGGTGGTTTAAATTCCTGAACTCTTTTTTGCATTGAAGCAAACTCAGCATCTTTAGGAACCTGTCGTTTAACTATAAAATACATTACCTCTATATCATCAAGAGGAATGTTAAACTGTTCACTGAAGTAGTATTTGTATAGGAGTATTTGTGCTTTCTTATTGTCGTCTGCTTTTTGAAATTTATTCCAGCCCTTCGTGGAAGTCTTAATATCTACGATAAGCCACTTATTTACTCTTTCATCGTAGAATACCAAATCTATCTTACCTTTGAAGAATACTTTAGGGCGTAACTCCCTGTACAGGACTGTCTCTATCCCAGCCAAATACACTCCCTTAGTAGTAAAGTATGCTGCTCTCTTTTTCTGTATAAAATCCAAGATATGCTTACCGTCTAAAAAGAACTTTTGCACCTCATCTGCATCAGAAAAGTCTTCAAAATTATTTCTTTTTCTATCTTTGACGTAAGCGTTTACCATATTCTCATATAGTAGAGCATCAAGTTCCATCTCATTAGCATCCTTAACTTTGTGATAGTATAACACCTCTAACCATGTTTGTATGGTCTCATGTATTGCTGTTCCAAAAGTCATATGGATAGACGGTAAGGTAGGTATTTCTTTTGTAAGGTGTAAAGCTTCCCACTGTCTTGGGCAAGTAGCATAGTGAACTAATCCACTGTAGGAAATATGTGTATTCTCTTCGTAATTTTGCTTTACGCTATAGTCCCAGACTTCTTTTACTTTCTCAGGTATCTTCTTAGGCATAGCTTTCCTGATTTTTAATCTCTCTCTCTAAATACCATAAAGCTTTTTTCAGGTCCTGTACAGTGTTACTCTTTTTTCCTGCTCTAGAAATGTACTTAACTGTATTTCCTAGACAGAAACCTAATTCCCAGGCTTCTATAACTTCTATGGCCTCGTAGGGATTACCTTCTCCTCCGTAATGGCTAGGATGATCAACCCATTCTTTCTCAGGCTTTCCACTGTCCCCGTATACCTCACTATTTTTTGTCATATATATAATATAGGAAATTATTCCTTACGACATATACACTATTTTGTTTTTTTCTGGGTGAATGCTGTTTGGTATCCAGTCTGTAGTACCATCTTCAAACTCTACCTTAGTTCGGTAGTGTCCTTTCTCTATAACTTTCTTAATCCTCTTACCTTGCTTCTGTGTGTCTGCTAGGTGCAGGGTGTCTTTATAACTCTTCATAGCCTCTACCAACGCTTCATTTGGAGGTTCAGGATTTTCAATACCATCAAGTAATGCTTCCGTATCCACCTCTGTTAGAACTAACTTTTCGTACTGCTCTCTTACTTTAGGGTCACCATGTTCAGCTAACCATTCACCAATTACGTTATTTTCCGGAAACTTGGGACTCTCTTTGGACTTAGGTTCTTCTTTCGGAGCTTTAAGCCTATCAAAAGCAAAATTTGCTGCTATAACCAATGCTATAGCCAATGGATCAAATACAAAAATAATAACAAGGAGTAGCCAGTTAATAATATTACTCATTGGTGCACCGGTAACCTCTGCAAGATACCTTAATGGGCCTAATTCCCCTGAAAGGTTGTTAGACGTCTTCACTTCAACGATCTCAGTATCTAACCTAAATATCCTACTGTTAAGAGTGTCTAGTTTTACAATTACCTCCTCTTGTCTGGTTGTTGAATTATTTAACTGTTTTTCAAATGCTTGTCGTGTAGCTCTTGATGTTGTGTTAACCAGGTTACCGTTCTTATCGGTATAAGTTATCCTATTACCTGCAAGGCCTGCTTGTAGTTCTGAGATTCCTTTGCTTAGTGTACCTCTCTCTGTGTTGTACAGATCTCTTTGCTGTATGTAGTTAGCTTTCTTTGTCTCTAGTAATTCAATCTGCGTATCTACATTTTGAGACTTATTAGCTGTTTCTTGGTATGCTGCTGATAGGTATCCGTAAATCCCCATAGAGGTTATAAGCATTAACACTAATAAAGCTCCTACAAAATAAGTCTTAAACCACCTATTTAATTCTTTCCAGTACTGGTACAGTAGAGATGCTACGATAAGCTTAGCTACCTCTAAACTACCTGCCATAATCATTACCTGTGTTTCTGCTCCTGCAAATAGCTTACTTAGTCCCGAGACTGAGTATATTGCTGCTGATGCACTTACTGATAAGGCTGTGACTGCTATAAGGAAAGGGAAAAATTGCTTCTTTAAGTTCTTCATAAATTACTGTATTGCTAAAAAGAGCCCTCCTATCAAGGCTCCTACTGAAACTGTCTTCCACAGTACAACTTTCGTTTTTAACTTTTTTGTATCCTTTATAAGGCTTTTAGATAAGTCACTTGAAGTATTTATTTGCTGACTTTGTAGTAGTATGATTGACTGGTTATTAAAGTCTTTACTCTCTAGTAATTTTACAATCTTATCCTTCTCAATCTCTCTAGTCTCTACCTTAAGTAACTTCTCCATAGTAAGTTGAAGCTGTTCTGAACATCCGTCTCCTTTTATAAGGTCCTTTATAATAAGTCTCGTAATGTCGGGCCTAAGTCTAATTGTTGTTGTATCTGTCTGCGAAGTAGCGTTGAAGGCTATTAAGAGAAAGAGTATCAATGCTGCTAATTTTTTCATCTGTCTGTCTTTTAATTACGTTAATGTTAGTATCTAATTTTGCAATATCATTAGAGATACTTGGGATGACGTTATCTTTAATGTCGTCAATCTTACCTATTAGTGCTATGTTTAACTGTGAGGTTGAATCTATCTCTACTTGAAGATTCTCAATAATGGCATGATACTTTGCAATATCCGTTGTAACTGTTCTGGTGGTTATTATATTCCAGATAACTAAACTGCCGATAATAAGAAATAGTAAATCCTGTCTTGTAAGTTTCATATGATCAGTTTAATATATAAATATAGGAAAAGGTTAGTAAACCACCAACCTTCCTTATGTTTTTTATTAAAGCCCCCTATTCCTTGTGTTTATCTATATTCTTTAACATATCCTGTAGGAAGTCTCTTTTAACAAATCCTGCCATAGTAGCATTTTTTAATATACTAACTATTTGAAAGACTAGGAAAGGAATTAATACTGTTTGACTTAGCCAAGATACTTCCATGTAGCTTTTCTCAACTGCTAGGAGAGTAGTAAGTAGTATAGTCCAGAAGATAAAAGTCTTAAGCACTTTTATAGCCTTGTAGGTCTTGAACCCCTCTCTTATACACCCTGCCCAGATTCCGAAGAACCCGTCAACAAATATAACTAGCCCTAAAGCTATATATTCCTTAGAATTCTCCACAGTTATCCCTAGGAAATATGATCCGATGAATGATAGCATAGTTGTAATAGTTAGTAAGTATATTAGCCCTGTTTTCATAATAACGGTTAAATGTTTTCCTATTAGTTATACAGTATCAAAGTCTTTATATGTGATTGTAACCTCGTCCCCTCGTTCTAATGCTTTTGCAATTGGTGGATATATTCTCTTGTATGCGTTTACTGATGATGAAATTACTCCGTCTTTAGTTACATTCTGGTTCTGTCCATCTCCAACAAGTAAACACCCAGCAGTATCTTCATCTGTATTCCCTACATGTATAAGGATATACTCAAATCCCGGTACATCCTGTACGTGTAGCATTCCTTTATGCATTGATCCGTACTTAGTCGTGTACTTATTATGAAAGCCTCCTACTTTACGAAACTTTATCTTATAGGTTCCGGCTGGGATGCGTGTTTCGCTATGTACTTTCTTTGATCTATACTCATCTTCAAGAGTGTAACATAGAAATCTAGTTCCTTGAGTTACATCAAGCATTATACCTAAGGTAGAATCTTTTGCAGAACTGAACCTCAGCACTTCTAGTTTTAAAGTCATTATATTTCTTTGTTTTGGTTTTTGTTGATGAAAGCTCTTATACCATCTAGTAAGGTATCTGGAGATAATAATAAGGTAATTCCTGATGCTATTGTTATTCCAAAAATCATTAATTCTATATCCTCTTTTAGTAAAAGGTATGCTATTCCTGCTCCTATTAATAGAAGTCCTGCTAATGTAGATTTCCATGCCTTAAAGTTATTTAGGAGTTTCATAGGTACGTCTTTATTATAAATAGCACATAAAAAAAAGACCCTTTCGAGCCTCTCTTCCTAATTAAAATAAAAAAAAATGTTTAACCTTAATGGTTTAGCACCCTCTTTCTTATTAGCTCCTAGCTCCATTGGTCTCTGCATCGTTACCACAGATTTAAACATTGGTGGCAGACTTGTACTATGGTTTACTAATAAGAGTAGGGTCACGTAGTAAGGGATAGGCGACCTTAAAATATCTTTTTAACTACTTGTTGAGAACTCATATGTGTTGTACTAAACGCATTATATATTAGTATGTTATGGTACATTCCTTTCTCAAGGGAACAACACATCCAGTATCACGACTGGTATCTTTATGTAAATTAACTTCTGTTTCGTTTTCAGCCGTTATAAATTATGAAATACTAATAGCTGTAAAATGTTACTATTGTTCACATTCTACCTTAGTACCAAGTAATCCTTTTTTATTTAATTCACAAAGGTTTCAATGTTTAACCTTTACTTTCTATTTTATTACGAGTGAACTAGCACACTCTTTCTATCATATTACTAGTTGTTAATTTTTAGAATAGTATAATGTTCTGTTAGGATATAATTTGAACTATTATTGTGTCTTTATACTATCCTATGTATTTTAAAAAACTCTTTGCCCAATTCAGCTATGGGATATGTTTCAGTAGTACTAGCAACTTAATCTTTCCTACCCTACTTTATACATCTCCAATAAACACAACTGCTGATACAGTTTAATAACAAAGACTGGTGTGCTTAATGAGAGCCAGTAGAGGAGTGGATACTTCTGTGCAATTGGGCTACATGTTATTGTTTATCTTCAATCAAAGAGTTTAATTATTTAACCTAAGTCTTCAACCTCCTTAGGCATAAATTCAGTATTTACGTGCCCGCAACTCATGCAGGCGAATACTGGAATTGGGATATAGGACGGTTTGCCCGTACCTGTCAGTATGCCCGAAGCTTTTCGAATATGTACTGCTTGTTGGAAGAAGTTCCCCCCGCATTCATCGCAGGTTACTCCTTTTGTTTGATTGATATCTAAGTTCATTTGTGGATCCATATTATGTGTCTTTTTTGTTAATCGCAAGTTTTTCTTACTTTCATTTCATCTACAGCCATTGTATACACAACTCTAGGAGATAGTAGTGGGCAGTCTCTTGAATACTGTACCATAAGCTCTACAAGCTCTTGAGGAATTTCATAAACCCTGCTAGGTGTGAAGCTTGTATTTGATATTCTACCCTCGGCCACGAGTTCTTCGTATTTTTTTATTGAGTCACTCATTACCACTCTTTATTAACACCTTTCTTCACTCTAACAGGTTCGTATAGTTGATCCCCTGTTAATATAATAGGCACGACAATTGTCTCTACAAAAAGTATGTCCAATACTATATTACCGATGTTAACCTTATATTCAATATTTTCGTTTTTTGAATCGCTATCAAACCATCCATAAGGTTCCACTGTTACTGTTTCTCCGTCTATTACGAAATCTTTACTGTCTGCACAACTTACAAATAAAGTTAATGCTAGTACTAGGTATGTTATTTTTTTCATTTGACTTATTATATAATGTAAATATAGCGATTATTCTACAATTTTACAACTATTTTGGCTATTCTTCACAAGAAAACCCCGCCAAGTTATTGGAAGGGCCTTACTATGTTTGTTGAAAATGCGCGAGGCACCTTCGGTAGAGAGAGAACGCCCCCCCCCCTTGCTCTTTTTACTTGCTCTCTGCTACAGACTCTTTTCTGTAGTCTGTTACAAGTTTCTTAATGTTTCCAATATGCTTACGGGCATTAGCTTGTGACTTTTTAGTTTGTCCTTCATGTCCTAATACAAACGCTTCAAATTCAGCGGTAATCTGTTCAAATAATCTTTGTTTTTCACTCATCGGTTCTTGATTTTTTTCTTCTTTTGTTATTTTTGGGTATGCAAATTCGGTCATAATTAACGTACTACCCCTATACGTCCATTTATCTATTAGACCGTATTCATTCTTGTATTCTACTACTCTTTTTTTTCCTGCAATCTTCATTACATTCCAAACATACTAGGGTCTACTCCTCCCTGGGCTGCTTTCTTACCTGTACTGTGTACTACTGCCTCAGTTATTAACATTGTCCCTGCTACTGATGCTGCATTCTCTAATGCTAGTCTTGTAACTTTAGTCGGGTCTATAATACCCTCTAAGAACATGTTTACGCTCATCTGTGTTCTCGGGTTATATCCTGCCCATGCGTCTTGTTGACTCATCACTGCATATTCGATATCTCCTATCTTATCTTTTGAGTACCCTGCGTTTATTAGTATCTGAGCAAATGGTTTTTCTATCGCTTTGATTGTAATGTCAAATCCGAGTTTCTCATCTCCAGAAATACTTTCATCAGAGATTAACTGTGCTAATACCTTAGAAGCGTTTAGTAGGGCTATTCCACCACCAGGTAGTATACCTTCTTCTAAAGCTGCTTTAGTTGCATGTAGTGCATCGTCTACTCTATCTTTCTTCTCTTTCATCTCCACTTCAGTGTGTCCGCCTACGTATACAATTGCTACGCCCCCTATAAACGAAGCTAACCTCTCTTGAAGTTTTTCGATTTCGTAAGTAGATTTGCTTTCATCAATTTGTGACTTAATCTCTTCTACTCTCCTACTGATTGCTTCCTCTTCTCCTTGTGCATCTATAATTGTAGTATGCTCTTTACCTACAGTCACTTTCTTAGCTTTTCCTAACCACTTAGCGTCGAACTTATCTAACCTCATCCCTCTTTCCGAAGAGACTACTGTTGCTCCTGTTAGTGTTGCTATATCCTCTAAGACAGCTTTCTTTCTATCTCCAAACTCAGGTGCTTTAACTGCTGCTACTTGAAGAATGTTCCTCATCTTATTAACCACTAACGTAGATAATGCTTCGGCATCTATGTCATCTGCAATAATGAGCAGTGATTTATTCTGTTGTGAAGCTGCTTCTAGTAGAGGCAGTAACTCTTTTACTGTACTTAGTCTCTTATCTGTAATAAGTATTTGAGGATCCTTTAGTACTGATAGCATTGAGGTGTTATCTGTAACAAAGTACGGTGACTTGTATCCTCTATTAAACTGTATACCTTCTACAGTCTCTAAGTATGTGTCTCCTGTTCTTGATTCCTCGATTGTTACAACTCCGTCTCTACCTACCTTATCCATTGCTGCTGAGATAAGTTCTCCTACTTCCGTATCGTTGTTAGCTGAGATTGTAGCAACTTGTTTTAGTTGATCTTCTTCGGTAATTTCTTTAGAAGTGTCTTCTAAGTAGTTTACCACTAGGTGCACTGCTCTATCAATACCTCTTCTCACGTCTACAACATTAGATCCTTTCTTAATAGAACTCAATCCCTGTTTGTATAACTCTCTCGCTATCAAAGTAGAGGTTGTTGTACCGTCTCCTGCTTGATCTCCTGTTTTAATAGAAGCCTGCTTTACTAGCTGTGCTCCTATATCTTCAACTTTACCTTTCAGGTCTATCGACTTTGCTACAGTAACACCGTCTTTAGTTGACCCTTGGCCTTCAATAATAACATTTCTTCCCGAAGGTCCTAAAGTCGCTACTACTGCATCTGCTAATTGATCAACTCCGCTAAGTAGTTGCTTTCTTGCTTTGTCTGAAAAAACTATTCTTTTACTCATTGTCTTCTTCTTCTATTATTGCTAAAATTTCTCTATCTTGTACTATGTAGTACTCTTGACCTTCGAAGTCAATTTTCATAGTCCCTAGTTTAGGAACTAACACTACGGATCCTACTTCTGCATTTACAGCAATATATGAACCGAATTCAGACATACGTCCTTCTCCAACAGCTATTACTTCTCCCATCTCTGGTTTCTCTTTTCCCATATCGGGAATTACAATATTACCGTATGTTTGTTCGCCTTCATCTATAGGCTTGATTAACACACGGTCATTTTTAGGTTTAAGTATTTTACTCATCTTTATAATTAGTTGTTTTATTTAATATACGAAATTTATTTTTAATAGTACACTATCTTTACAGGTATGTTGTAGTATTCACACAGGTCTATTGTGCTTTTTGTTCCTTTTGACTTTCCATCCCAAAATGCTATACATGCATTGCAGTTTTCTACAATAAACCTATTACGTAGAAAACCTGCTTTTTTACCGTGTTTATCCCAGTCAGCTGGAAATATTAGTTTAGGTGCTTTACATATGTCTGCCCAATCTTCTCCGAATGTATCTGCTCCTGGTGCTGCTCCACTTACTACTAATCCTACTTTCCCTATGTAAGGGTCCATTGCTTTGTTAAAGATAGATCTATTCCCAAAATCTCTTCCTCCTACTATTGCAAGCTTTACTCCTTCTACACCCTTAATGCCCATCTCTCCAGTTTATTGATATTTCGGGCGGCGCTTTTAAAGTTACGCCTGGAAGTACTAAGTTGTTTTCCATTATCTCCTGTGCTATTGGTGCAAATTCTTTTGCTTGATCTTTTCTTACGTTTATAATAAGTTGATCATGCACCTGTGCTTGTACTACAGCATCGATACCCATCTCTATAGCTTTTCTGTTGATTTTTAATGCTGCTCTGTTTACAACGGATGCAGCTAAACTCTGTAACTGGTAGTTTAAGCAGTTATTTAGTCCATTCTTATAATCTCTATATAATTGGAGTACTTCTGCTTTTCCATGCACCTCTTCAAGACGTTTTCTAAATCTCCAATCTAGCATTTGATCGCCTACCTTGCTAAAGATTACTTTCACCTTAGGTAGGTGTCTAATACGCCCTACATAGTTTTTGATATAACCATGTTCCTTAACTTGCACTCTTGATGCTTCCATCCACTCTTTTAGTTGAGGAAATCCATCTAAATACCCCTTAACAAGCACCTTAGCTTCTTTTTGAGGTATATCCAAAGTTTTACCTAGTGCAAAATCTTCCATTCCGTAGGGTACACCAAGTGCATATCCTTTTGCTTTATTTCTCTTTACTGGATCAATTTTCTTTAAGAATACTGGAGATTTAGTGTCGGGTGAAACTCCGTTAGGGTAGGTTTTTGTGTCTTGTTCTAATTTTTCAGTCTTAATTGCAATTGTTGAATAGAAATCCCATCCGTTATTGAAAATATCTTGAAGGTTCTTATCTCCTGTAACTGAGGCGAAGCAATGTGGTTCTAGTGATGTGTAATCCGCATCAATCAGTAACCTACCTTCTCCTGATATTAGAAAAGCCCTTACTAAGTTTGTATAGTTAACGATAATGGGTACATCTTCTCCTTCTTCTTTCGGTTTTGGTAGTTGTTGTGCATCTGAACCGTACCTTCCGGAAACTGTTCCGTTCTGTTTATAGTAGAAGTAGTATCTACCGTCTTCGTTGTTATCTAAAAAACGGTCAATGTATGTCGACTTTATCTTAAGCAGTTTGTTATATATTCTAAGATTTTCTGCCCAGTCGTACGTTTTGGATAGATGCTCTATCATATCCATATCAAACTGTTCCTTACCCTTCTTAGTCTTACTCTTAGCCTTAACCCCCATATAGTTAAATACAATGTCTCCTAAGTGATCTTTTGACTGTATATTAACTAATTCACCATCATTCTCTTCCTTCCAGAGCGACATAGATATCCTTGCTAACTCAACTTCATCCAGCAGGTTATTATCTCCTGTCTGTAAAAACTCTTTAACCTTACTGTCTTCAAGCTCTTCTATGTTCTTCTGAGTGAGTGAGTATTTACCTGTCTTTTCTGATCTTGGCAGTGGCAGTGAGTACCTATTTACCAGTTCTTGAGCCCAATTGCCTTTATGGTTAGGCGGATACTTTTTAAAAGCTGTATCCATTACCCATTCCTTAGCTTCGGGCCTAGCCAGTATACTGCCTATTACTACTTTCTTATTTTCCTCAAGATCTTTAGTTATTTCAATTAGAGTCTTATTAAGTAGTTCCATATCTAAATCCACTCCGAAATCCTCCATTGGAATAGTTACCTCTCTGTAGATTGGCATAACTTCTTCGTTAAAGAAGAAATCTTCTAACCCCTCTTTTTCTAGTACTTTAAGAAAGTGGTAACATAGCCTGTACGTTAAATCGGTATCAGCTGATGCATATTCTGAAAGTATTTCTAGGTCTGCTTTGAAGATTTCGTAGTTCGCCTTTGTTACACTTCCTCCGTTTTTCTTAATAGACTCTTTTAACCTTATTTGCTCTTCGTTAGCTGATTTTTCAACATCTAGTCCGATCTTATCTTGAACAGAGATAGCTAAAGGCTTTAATCCAAAGACTCCCATACCTGCTCCTTCTTCTTGAACTGTGTGAACAAGTAAGGCTGTATCAACCCAGAGCGATGGTAGTAGGTTAACCCCTAAATCGTTTTTTGTGTAACGGCAGTCAAAGGAAGCATTATGCATTATAAGCTTTTTACCTATTAACATACCCAGTAACTTAATTGAAAGCTCTCTAGCACTAGTACCGTTAATGAACTGTTCTTCTAGTACTTGCTTCTCAGCATTCCATACAAGAATAGGTAGGTAAAAACCTACTCCAAGTTTACCCGTAACTGACCATCCTATTACTTTACCTTTCCTCATATTTAACGAGGTCGTCTCTGTATCGTAGGCTAGTGCTTCCGAATCTGCTATATGTTGAAAGAGTAATCTTAGGGTCTCTTCATCCTGTACTGTGTAATACTCTTTTTTTATTTCTTGCATGTTACCTCGTATCTTACTAGTAGTTCTGTATTACTTCTTTGGATCTTATCTCCTTCATTATATGTACCGCTCCATCTAAATTCGTTTCCGTACCTACTTCCTGATACGAAGTAACAGTCATGAGGTATCATGAAGATTCTTTCGTTTATTCCGTCAATTATCCTGATGTGATCAAAGCCGTCTTTTTTACTGTCTCCTGCATTACCTATCCGTAAAGTACTTCCATTCATAAGGTAGTTTGTAAACTTAGTTTCTATTCTTGTATTGTCGTCTGTGATCTCATCATGACCTGTCCTATTTACAAAAGTATTACCTGCATCTTGTGCTACCTTAACCTCTATTATTAATGCTTGAAATTTAGGATCCTCTAAAAGTATGTCGATGTTATCGTCTAACCACTTTTTCAAGTCTCCTTTATTATATGTGTACTCCATAACCTTTTTATACTTACTCTAATACTCCCCGTACAGGTCAAATTTCTCTGGTTCTGGCGGTGTTGTAGTTATTGTTGTTACTGTTATTGCGTAAAGCTCTCCCTTTAGTGGGTCTAGTTTATAGGAACCTTTATGTTTAGTAGCTCTCATATAAGCGGTAAGTGCTGGTACTAGTCCTACTATTACATTACTCGGAATAAGAGATACCATCTCCCAGCTATCCCCCGGTGGCTTCCTTGTTGCTATTAATTCTAAATGTTCCTGTACTTCTTTCATAATCTACTGTTGAGCTGTTTTTTTAAATAACACATCTGTATTTTCGTACCTCGGTAATACACTTTCAAGAAGATTAACCGAAGATGCCCTCACTGAATGTATGTCTAATCCTCCTCTTCTGTTGTATATGTTCGCTACAAGAAGTTCTTCTGGTTTATATTTCTCAAGTAACGTACTGTATATGATCTCTGTCACATTTTCGTGGAAATGTTGAGAGTCTCTAAACGAGATAATGTACTTAGTAAGGGATTCTAGTGTAGGTGCCGATGTACCGTTTATAAGTATGTAACAGTTCCCTGTATCTTTTTGATTTGTAATCTCACAATTACTCCTTAGGTTAGCTGTATGGAATGTCATAAATGTACCGGGCATTCCTGGTACTATGTCTTCCTGCAATAATTCAGGGTTTTCCTTATACTCTGTTACGTTATAACGGTTATCATCTACATTATTAAAAAGTCCCGTGTCTACCGGGTTTGTCTTAAATCTTGCTTCGTGTGCAATATGCAGGGTTGCTGTAAAAGATCCTCCTACTGCTTCAGAAAGATCGTCTTGAATTACTTGCTCTACCTCTTCTTTACTGCTAAACTTCTCTAAATCGAAAGAATTTAAGTAAAGTTTAAATGATTTTGACTCTACCATAGATTTTGATGAGGCAAGGTACATTATCTTAAGTACTCCTGTAACCGGCATGCCGTTTGGACCTATAAATGACATTTCGTATGCATGCCATACTTCGTAACCTACAAAGTCGGTATTGTCAATATTTGATTTTGACCTGTTAAGAGATCTTGGAAGAGGTACCAGTAGTGCCTTATCGTGCTCCTTAGGAGTTACGTACGCCTTTACTAGAGACCCGTCTCCTGCTTTTCCCAAATGTTTAGATGCTAACTCTCTTAGCTGTTCTGATTCGTTCATTTTATAAATTCTAATATTTGTTTAACTCTTTGTTTTGGTGAGCCTGTTACTGTTAGGTATTCCTGACCTACAAGGTTAAGTCCTTTTAGTGTTGAGTGAAAATGTGCATCTATATTTTTTCTCCAACTTTCATCTACACTCCTTACTCCATCATCTACTGATTCAAACTCAATCGGAAAATAAATGAAATGAGTATATTTTCCATGTACTCTCATCCAAGTATCAAAAATGTAATTATAAGTCTCCTTACTAATGTCTCTCATATGGTTGGAGTATACAAGAAGATCTAAATAACACCTATCCAGTATAGTATTTTCAGTAGTTAGTAGTGATTCTAGATGAAAAGAAGATATTGCTAACTGCGTTTCTGATGTACCTTTCTCATTAATTGGAAATCCGTACTCAGCTACTGTTCTAGTTGATTCATTAATAAACTTATAGTCCGGTAAACTACTTTTAAGCAGTTCGTATACCGTAGTTTTACCTGTGCTGCTTGCTCCTACTAGCGCTACTTTATTCTCTAATTTCATTCAAACTTTTTTAATAGATTTTTCCACATGTATATACTTCTGTCTCTTAATGTAAGAAATAATTCATCAAGCTCTATCTGAAATGCATTAAATATTTCTGAAGAGATTATAGTGCCTTCGTCTACACCTGCTACTACTCTGTGTATTACTGCTCCTGCTTCTTTGTATTTACCTGATTTAATCCCTTCGTAAGCCCTTACTTGAGGATCCTTTCCTTTTAGCTCAGGATATAGGGTTATCAGCCCAGGGTGTCCGTTGTATATTAGGTATTCATCACATATATACGGAGGAAGTATTCTCAACCACCCGTGTAAAGTTATTACCGGATTCTTATAATACTCTATTACACCTAGGTAATCTGAAGGGGTTGGTTTATTAGGGAGTGTTATTAGCTTTTGGCTCTCTAAAATCCTGTCATCTACCGTTCTTAGGTGGTCTGGTCTATGGTTTGTAACTATCGCGTCTGGCCAGTATCCTATACTTTCGGATAGGTCTGCTATCTCTGCTCCTGTTTGACTAAAGAATGTAATCCAAGGTCTTTTTAGTTTTGTCATTTTATTTTCTTAATAACGTCTTCAGGTTGAACCGGATAGTAGTATTCCCCGTCATACATCCTATAACGTGTTTTATGTATCGAATAGACACTGTCTGATTTCATTATTCTCTCAACAGTGCCTTTTATAGTTGATCCTGCGAATCTAAAAGATAGTTTATCTCCTACTTTGTATTTAAGTTTTTTTACCATTTGTGAACCATTTAAATTTATGTATATTACTTAAAATCAGATTAGTATCATCTACTTTGTGATTTATAAGTTCAAATAATTTTTGGGATTCTTTATTCCATAGTCCGTCTTCTCTGTACCCTATTCCTTTAATCCCGTGTACAACCGGATTTGACGTATCTAAAGAGTATATCCAGGGATATTCTGAGTATAATGAGAATTCCTGTGGTAGTCCGCATCCTAATAAATGGTGCTTCTTTTCTGTATTGATAATACCGTCTTTTAGTAGCTCTCCAAGTAGCTTTGCACGTCCTAGCATCCAACTAACGTACTTGTTAGGGTGTGGTACAGATTCTGTGTAATACGAGTAATCAAAGGATATAGCTATCATATCTACCTTTGCTATCTTATCCATATATTCGTAGCATCCTGCAATACTTTCGTATGTCTTTCCTTGCACTACCCCTATCTTCTTGCCCGGAAGGTCTTTATATTTGAAGTTCCAGTAAGACATTTGTGACATAGTTTTCTTAGTGTCTTCTAATGCATCAGGAACAATGTACCAAGCCGGCTTAAGAAACTTTACCCATTCTACAAACTTGTCTGCATCAAAGGCTTCTTCCAACTCAAAAATAGAGTTATCAAGTATAACCTCTCTTCCATCTTCTATAGCATCTACAAATAACTTAAGATACTCCGGGTCTTCTTCAAGTAGGTGTACCAGTGCGTAATCGTAATCAGTTATTGCCTGTACTTCTTTAAAGATTCCTTTCGGACTTTCATGTGCTATTTTAATCATCTAATCCAGCGGAGTTATAAACGGAATCTGTCCAGTCTTTTATAGCTTTTTCAAAATCTTCCGTCAATTCGTTATAATTATTTAACATTTCCGTGATTGCTTGCATTGCTACAGAATACGGCACCATTTCCATCTTACGTGATTCTACGTATACTTTATGTTTACTTAAATCTACCATTAACTGTCTGATGATCCAAAGCCTTTTTTGCCTCTTTCTGATTCTTCTATTTCTTCTGTGAATGCTACTTCACAGTCTATCATTTCAAAAATGACAAATTGAGCACAACCTTGACCTTTTAGAATTGTAACATGACTTGGGCCGTCATTATATAACTTAACTCCTAAATCCCCCCTGTAGCCATTATCTATAACTCCGAAATGAGGCTTAATTCCATGTTTAAACCCTAATCCGCTTCTTGCTTCAATCCTAAACCAGTAGCCTGGTGTAATTCTAGCTAAAGTGAGCCCTACAGGAACTACTGCTGAGTTTCCTGGCATTATTACGGTATCTTCGACTGCAAATAAATCAAAGCCAGCATCTCCAACTACAGGGGATTCATGATTTCTTTTAGGGAGTATTGCGTCAGGGTGTGTCTTTAAAAACTTTATTTCCATCATGATTTCTTACCTAATGTTAAAGTTTTCTCAGGAAAGTCTCCTTTTTTGCCCATCCATTCTAGTACTTGAAAATCATTCTCAGTTAGGAAACTAATATTACGTTTTAACTGTTGAATCATATAATACGCTCTACGTTCTTGTGAGCTGCCTCTGTTGCTGTTTAATCCCATAACTTTATTTTTTTACTTTTTTGATAACTCTATATTTTTGTAAAATTCTGCTTTTGCTGAATCTTCGTTTAAAAATGCTCCTGTTAGTTTAGCTGTTTGCATTGAAGCACCTTGATGCTTTACTCCTCTACAGCTAACACAGTTATGTGTTGCTGATATCATTACTGCTACTCCTTGATTACCTTCACAGATTTTAGTTACTGCATTGTGAATAGCTACTGTAAGCTGTTCTTGAATAGCTCCTCTTCTTGAGAAGTGTTCTGCTATCCTATTAAGTTTTGATAACCCTACTACCATTCCATCCTTAGAAGCAATATATGCTATACTTACAGTGCCCATAATAGTCTGGTGATGGTGTGAACACATTGAATTAATTGGTATGTTAGACTCTTGCACTATTCCGTCATATCCGTCTGAAGGAAATGCTGTAATTTCTGTTAGTGGTTCAAATCTTCCTGACCATAAATCATTTACGTATGCTTTAGCTACTCTACGAGGAGTATCTGATGAGTTTGGATCGTTTCTCCAATCACATCCTAAAGCTGTTAGAAAATCTCCAAAAGCAACTTGTGCTTTTCCTATGATAACATCCTTTTCCTGTTCTGTAAGCTTTGCCGGTCCTTCCTCCATCGCTGAAAGTGGGTCTTGGTGTTTTGTTATATTCTTTCTCTCTAAATGTAATGATATACCGTTTGCATAACCTGCTTTTACTAGTTCAGTTCCTTCTATAAACTTTTTACTCATGTTCTCTTAAGTGTTTATTATAATGTATGAATTATTCCTCTATTTTACAAGATAATCTTGTATTGCTTTTGCTTTTACGTCCTCCCAAGGGAAAACCATCCAGTGGTCATCGTAGATTGTCTGGCCTATTAATGTAGGTATAAATCTAGAAGTTCTTCTGTATGCTAAAGCTGCTGTTATAAACTTATGCTGTGTATATTTCAGGAACGTATCTCCTGTATCTGATATATCATCAAAAATTATAATTCTCTCTTTAACCGAATCATGTTCCTGTCCCCAACATGCTGTATGTAACTCTATAAAGGGTATGTCGTATTTATGTGAAAATATAACTGCAGGTATTAGTCCTCCTCTAGGAATTCCTGTTACGTATGCAGGTATGTTATTCTGTTCTCCTAATTGATCTCCGATTGACTCTATCTGAGTGTTTACCCAGCTCCAGTCGTATTTGACTTTTTGTGGCATTTTATGAAACGTTTTGAGTCCAGTAGTCTACAGGGCACCTGTAAGATGCTATTTGAGATTTGGATCCTGTATTACCTACTCTGTTTAACTTCTCCTTTAGGTAGTCCCACTGCTTTGGTGATAGACTATAATGGTGTACTCCTTCTGTGAAGCCTCTTAACCATTGCACAAATTGGTCTTCTGTCATAACTTTATTACTTTTACTTAAAGAAGAATTCTTCTTATTTTAATATCTAAGGCTTCCCTGCACTGTTACCGTTTCTCAAGGACTTGAGTCACTTAGTAGTACAGGTCTAACTGCTTTTCTCCCCACTCGTACCGTTTTAGCAGTTCTCTGTCTGATTCTGTTGCAAACATAACTACGTCAAAAGGAATTCGACATGTGACTATGTATTTCCTTAATTCTGCAAGAGTGACGTACTCTTCCTCAACTCCTTGCCAAGGGTCTTCTGAAATGAGGTATACTGTATATTCATTCGCTTTATAGTCCCATACAGGATGTCCTCCTATTGTTACAGTATGTTGTAATCTCTCATCACCGATGGTGGTGATAAGTTCTTTAAAATTTATCATTAATTAATTGTTTTTAATATATAGCTTGGTAATGTACCTAACTGCATAATAATTACAAAATAATTATACACAACGTTCTGTGTTAAATGCCATTATATGAGCTCTACCTGTAAACTTGTACCCCTTATCTCTGCACATATCCATTACTACCGGGTATGATTCAAATAAAGACTCTCTGTCGTCTCCTGCTGGCATGCACCATGTTCTACCTTTTATTATCTTTTTAATCTCATCAAGATCGAACGGATCCGTATAAGCAGAAGCTCCAAAAGATTTCTCCTCTAAGGTTTCTGCTAACTTATCTAAAAAAGCTTCAACTTCGGGCAATACTCTCAACTCTTTATCAATTACCGGTTTTATATGAAAATCGTAATTATACATGATTGCATCAGCTATAGTGTCTGCATTCAGCCTGAACTTATTATGCTGTTTTATCATCTTCTCGTTTACTATATTACCTATAGGTGTTGTTGCTCCAACAACTGGTACAGAATTACTAAACTTAGGGCTAATAGATAGCAGATTAATAGGATGGTCTGTGGCGAGAAAATGAGAGCCTTCAGTTTCGATCGTAATGAAAATTTCCCTTTCATGTGCAAAATGTGTTAATTCGTTTACTAGTGTTGGATGCATTGTCGGGGAACCCCCTGTTAGCATCATTTCTGTGATATGCGGGTTTGCATCGTACATATCTATTATGTCTTGGAATTTATATACTCCCTTTTCCGGATGAATGCTCGTATACCAGGAGTCACACCATCCTCCTTCTCCGAAGTAGCATCTGTGGGTACATCCTGTTGTTCTTACTACAATGGTTGGATGACCTTGTCTTGATCCTTCTGACTGTACTGCTGTATATACCTCTAGTACCGGCAGTACTTTATTATAATTCTCTAATCTTTTCATATCCTAATTTACTTTATAAACAGGTACACTAAAAATACTACCCCAACTACTGTACCCGCAAGTACTGTTGTCACACCTAAAAATAGTAATACTCCCTTAGTGCTATTTGTTTCGTTTTTTTTCATCTTTTAATTCTATTGCGTAGACTTCAAATGTCCATTGCTGTTCTGCCCTATCCTCAATTGTTTTCTGATGGATTTTAAGTAGGCCTGTTTTTTTTAAGCTCCTCGTATATTCTTTGCCCTGCTTGTCGTTCTATATCTGCTAAGATAAATTTAGCATTGGACTCTCCTAGTCGTTCTACCAAGGCTAAGTCAATCGTATGTTTTGATTGAATCTTCGTAGGCATTGTATCAGTACGTCCTATAGTGTACATTTTCAACCTCTCTTCCGGGATCTCAATATGCTTACCAGTAATCCCTAATACTTTTGCTATGAACTTTCTCATGATTTTCTATCATCATACTCTAACACTCCCTTTTCGATTGCATAATTTCTAATACCCTCTAGGTTCTGTTTACTGAAGTTTGTAGCTTCCTTTATTGAGATACTATCCCCATAACACTCTGTCCAGCAATTAGGAGTTTCGTAAATTTTAATTTTATGTATTGCTAACCCTGTTGGAGTATCTTTATATAGAGTCTCAGACAAAACAACCATTGCTAAAAATACCTCTTTTGCAATATTCTCAACGGTTGGATTACAGTATTCATCTTCACCATTTAATGACATTAACCACAATTTAGACTTATACTCTTTTGTAGTTTCAATAATCTTTGTATCCTTAGGATTTAAAATCATCCCATGGTCTAAAATATCATCTATCCACTGGCAAAAGACTCTTTTAATTTCTTTAAAATCAATTGCATATCCTATCTCTTCCATATTCTCAAAAGAGAATGTTAATTCATATAGGTAGGTATGTCCGTGTAGGTTAAAACATTTCATTGCTTCGTTCATGACTCTGTGTCCTGAATCGAAATTACCTTTACGGCTAATGTACTGTGTTTTTTTCATATTTATACTAGTTCTTCTATTATTCCTATTAACTCACTAATTACAAGTACTCCTGTAGCTACAATCAAACTATACGGAATAAAGCAATACCCTATAATACGTACTCCTGATTTTACGAATGAAATGAATTGGTGTAGTTTTGGATCGGGAATTTTTGAGATCTTTTCCTCTCCTGTTGAAATGCTTCTAAGTTCATTTCGTCTAGTAGCGTTGAATGTTCGAGAGAGATAAGAACTCTCTGTACTCTGTCCTGATTTACTGTATGTAGCCATTTTCGTGTTTTTATAGTGGTGCTGTGACACTTGTCATATATATATAATATAAGACTTCTTACTCTATTCTGCAACTATTCTATAAAAAAATAACGGAACTTTCGCTCCGTTACCTTTTACTGTTTTCTGTACTATGCTACTGGTTCTCCTGTTCCTGATCCTACTATTGGTGCAATACCAACTTTAGCTTTAAGACGTCCCCAGAAGGCTACTACTAGCCCTATTGCAGTTACAACTTCTCCCCAGATCGAATCTGCTGAGGCTGCAATTTCTCCTGTTCCTGCAACTATTTCGCTTACTGCGCCTGCTACGTCTACTGAACCGCCTGTAAGAGCTGTTACTACAACGCCTATTGCTGCTACAATAACGCCAATGATTGTTTTAGATTGATACCAAGCTTTTGCTTGCTCAAACTTGTCTTGAATTGTTCCCATTTGTTCTTTAAGTATTTATATTACATGTAATTATACATATAAATATACCCCAGTAACAGTAACCCGCTCTACTTAGACGGTTTCATTACGATTAGTTCTACTCTACGAGCAACATCGTGTACGAACTGCTTACTACGTTTTTTATCTTTACCAAACGAATCAAACGATATTCGTGATTTATCAATTCCCATAGCTACAAATTTTTCAAATAATTCATTAGTGCGTTTTTCTGATAGCTTTTGGTTATAGTTATCTGAACTTGTAGTTGCTGATGCAAAACCTTTTATAACTAGTGTCCAAGTCTTATTTTCATCTAACTGTGTATATACTTTATAGGTTGCATTTAACTCGGTATCTTTAATATTGAATTTATCATGATCAAAAAATACAAATTCTGATTGTGGGTATAGTGAATTGTATGTTTCGTAGTACTCGTTGAACTCTTCTTGTGTAAAGTTAACAACTGGGCTATTGGTTACGTACTCGTTCTTAACTATGTTGTTATTTACGATTGGAGTTGCATCCGGTTCTTGGTACCAATCAGCATGCTCTCTATCTTTCTTTCCCAGGTAGGCTACGATTCCTACTGAGACTGTGTTTATAACTGATGTGATCCCGTAGTTATTGTTGTCGTAGATTCCGTCAAGAGTCCTATCTTGAGAGACACTACCTAGTATAGAATAATCGGCTTTTAAAGCTACTTTCTTACTAATTTTATAAAGTGCAGTTAGTCCTGCTCTTGTATTTAGTACGGTCTCATTGTAACTGTTGTCACCGTCTATAAAAGATGCTCCTAATCCTCCGTGTGCTAGTAAATTCCAGTCATCAGAGTACAGGTCTAGTAATCTAAAGATATTTACTGTAGCTTCTAGGTTAGCTGTTAGTATGTCTGTATTAACAGATTCTCCTTCTAGTGACCTAAGGTCTAAGTCATCATAGCCTATATTAACTCCAAGTCCGAATTCCGGGTTAAAGTTATACCTAGCCCCAGCACCTAAATGGTACTTTGAGTTTGTAGTGACTGCTGATTCATCATTTAGGGAGTGAATACCTGCTTCGACATCGATTGCCCACTTGTTGAATTCCTGTCCGTAACTGGTTGCAGTTATAAGGAATATTGATAATATTAATAGTACTTTTTTCATCTTCTTATATTTACTTTATTTAATTAATTAATCTTGACATTCTCCTAAACTATCTCCATGATCTATGTGAGCAGCAACTGCACTTTGAGGAACATAGATAGTAAAATACTGTGGTACATTCCCGATTACTCTCTGATGACACAATGCTACTTTCTGTGGATCATCTTCACTAGGACAACAGTTAGGTTCTAAAGTACAATCACATAATGTTTCTGTATCTGTAATTTCATCTTCATCTAATTCCATATCTCCGTCTAAATCTAGACCACTAATAATAACTACACAGTTACCGTCTTGATACATTCTTATAATAGAGGTATATCCATTATTACCGTTAGTACCGTCCGTTCCGTCTGTACCATTTGTACCATTCGTACCGTTTGTACCATCAGCCCCATCTACACCATTATATCCATTGTAAACGTAGTAAATATTAATAGAGCCATCATAATGAGTAATTGTAATTGTTATACCTTCATCAGTATATACAATATCAATAGTATCTCCATCTTGACCATTCGTACCATTAGTACCATCTTCTCCATCTTCTCCATCTTCTCCATCCTGAGCATAATATATAAAGATTCTATTAACTTCCTCTCCATCTTCTAGGAATATAATGTAATACCCTCCTTCAGATTCTTCAGTTCTAATAGTAC